CCTTGCGAGGTCTCCTGGTCTTTGATGCGACAGGAGCTTCAACAGGGGCAACAGGCTCCTTAACAATCTTAATAGAAGGCCTACAAAAAGGATCTTGGGTTGCAAAAATATCATCAACAGCAGATGAATCAGTTTGAGCAATAAAACCTCGATTCCAAACATGCGCGTTAAATTCATTGTTCCAAATAAATGTGTAGTCCCTGCCAGATCCACCAGAAAGTCTGATGAATGGATTATATTTAGAAGAACCAGTAATCGTGATGAGGAGCTTCATAAAAGGAAGGCGGGGCCGAGGGTTTCCCCCCGACCCCGCTCTCCAATAGACTTAGGCGGTGTAGTTATCCACGGGTAACACCAATCCTGCGTAACGAACCGCGTGGTTCAGTACGAGGTAATTGGGTTGCTCCCCGTCAACACGGACATAAGGGCTCTGCCCAAAGATGCTCGTGATGTAGGTCTTGCGAATGAATTCGCCATCGAACGTCTCTTCGGAACGCTCGCCGTCCAAGGATCCGTAGCCACGAACTGCGGCCATGGCTCCAAGAACCATCGTGCGACCAATCGGTACGCCCTGCGCGTTACACTCAATAATCAAATCTCCCACCGAGTGCGAGTTGGTGATTTTTGTGTCACCAAACGAACCCGTGTTGAGGGTCACACCTTCGGTTGCATTCCATCCAGTCGAAGCCGTGGTGGCCTTGACAGCAAGGGTGTTGCTTGCACCGATAGAGGCGCTGGAGGGAACCAACGCCTTAACGATATTAAGGGTGTTTCCGTTATTGGTAGTGTACTTGTACAAGCCGTATTTTCCGCTCGATAGGATCAGAACGTATCCAGCCGTGTAGCTCGTCCCGCTGGCCGTGCCAGTAGGATTCGAGAAGTTAATGGCGGTTTCGGTCTGGTCGGAACCAGTCGGATAGGTGTACCCGCTGAAGAACTTGAAGTACTTCGGAGCGGTTTTCGCGGCGGCGGTAGCAGATCCACCACCCTTGAGGGTGAGGGAGGTCTTGCTTGCGGCCAAGATGTCATCAGCGGAGACGACTGCAACGCCCAAGCTGGCTTTGGCATTGATCGGAGATCCGATCGCACCGAAACCATCGTGGTCGGCAGGGTCAAACTGACGGATGACGTGACCATCAAGATCAACGTATCCACCAGTGAACTGCTTGGAGCTCTCGCCCTCAGCGGCAGCGGCAGCGTTCAAGGCGGCCAGATATTTCGATTCGCTCTTGAGGGAAAGCAAGCCTTCGCCTGTTGAAACGATAACGAACTTCTGGATCTTGTTCTTGCCGACCTGGCCGATAGTCGCAGGGCGAGCCCCACGAGTACGGAGTTGCTGACCAGCCGCGATCAAGCCGTCATAAGAGAGGGTGTCTTGATGCGTCAGCGCATCAATCGAGCTTCTTCCGTTAGCTTGATAGTAGTTTTTTGCAGTACCCTTGTGCAGGAACAGCTTCTGGAGGCGTTCGGTTTTCATCCGACCCAGCCAGTTGCCGAGCATCACAGGCACGTTGCTCTTCAATTCGCTGGCGAGAGCAGTTTTCTCCTCGAGCCGACGATTGTAAGAGACCGCGTGACGCAAGAAATCCACAGTCAGATTATAAGATCCAACTCGGAAGTCTTCCGTATTGTCTTGGATAAGAGTTTCGCCCTGCACGCCTTCTCCGTAGAGTTGCGCCATGGTGCGGAACGTGATTTTGGTGCCAGCACCCTTGCTCAAGTCGCGAATGGACATGACGGGGTAGCTTTCGGTTGGGCCCTCAAACTGCTCGAAGAAGTTTTCAGCCGCTTCGGAGAGTTGAACGCCCTTCTTCCAAAGTTCGGGTAGAAAATTGGAAGCTTGCGACGAGATATCGCTCGTCTGATTGTTTGTAGGAATTAAAAGGTTAGCCATTTTAATATCCTCCTATTCTTTTTGTTTTGTTAAGCCTCGCCCCTAAAGTTTGGCCATCAAGAGCTGATACGCCTCTAGGTCGTCCAGTTTGTCGGCCAAGGCCTTAGCATTAAGCGGGGCTGTTGGAGTTGTGCGGGCGTTACCGCTCGCGGGTTGAATTGACGGAGCCTTTCGGGCAACACTTGGTGAGGGCGTTTTGGCGTTGGGGTTGCGAGGTGCAATTCCAAGTTCATTAGCCGCCATCTGAGTGATCTTGAATGGCATTGATGGGTCTTTTACAAGGGGATTCCCCGTATCAACCAAAGTATCGAAGATTTCATTCATCTTCTTTACAAGAGCTGAATCTGCTTTGGCCGCATCGGGATAAAACTCCACGGCGCGAGCCTTTGCGCTTTCAATGCTCTTACTTCTTTCTGTTTGCTGAACATTCTCGCGTTCGGTAGCAATCTTTTCAGATTTCCGAAGCTCCTTGTTCAGTTTCAGCATCTCTACTTCAAGTTCGGCAACCTTATCGAATTCAAGATTCTTAAAAGCAGCGGCTTTCGCCTGGGCTACTTCTTCAATTTTGGTTTCGATATCGGCAGGAGCTACGAATTGCTCCTCTTGCTTGGCTGGCTCATCTTTTCCCTTGACCATAGCAATTGCTTGCTCAAGAGATAGATCTGGGTTGCGAGCCCGAATCTTTAGAGCTTTACGCTCAGTTTCAGACCAGCTCCCGATACGCACCCTTTCGGGGAGTTCGGCATCTTCGTCTGATGCAACTTCCTCGGACTTGGCCTCTTCTGCTGGAATAGGAGCTTCTTCCGCTACAGGAGCTTCCTCGGATTTTGCTTCTTCCTTGGGAGCTTCTGGCGCTGGGGTCGGTTCTGCTGATTCCTTAAGGCCTTGAACGAGTTCGTGATAAGCGCGCTCATCAAGTGTTGCCACGTTTGATTCCGTCCGTACAGCAACTTGTGGTTCTGTACCCGTTTGAGGGTTTTGCTCGGCTTGCGCCAGAGTATTATTTTCGCTCATGGCACAAGCCAATATGCCAGAGACAATAACGGAAGATATTTATTGCTTAGTGCGACGCATTGAGATCAGAGCTATTTCGTGGTCGCCAGTTTCTAAATCCTCCATCTCCGTCCTTTTCAAATAATCCTCTGTGATGCTCAATGATATCTCCTTCTTTGCCCACAACTCGGGAATCATAAGCTGGCGGAAGTACTACAAATGGAATCCCAAGACTTGCCGTAAAATTATTAAGAGCGTTAGAACAATGTTTTCTAAGGGGAAATGGGTAAGATTCAAAGCCATGGTCTAAATACATGCCTATCAACTTGTTGTGTTTAGGCGCTGCCATAAACGCATTATCTATGTCCGTGTGAGAATGGTTTGGCTGAACTATTTTCTCGGTTTGAGCTATTGCTACCATGTCTAGTTCGCATAGCCAGTCTAGTGACCCATCTTTACCTACAAATTTAGCGTCAAGATCAAGAATTATGCCCCCGTTTTCGTACAATTCCCTGTATTTAGTCTCACAAGCATGTTGTCGTCGCTTTATAATGTCAGAGCCATCGCCACACTTAACAAGCCTTACGTTCCAACCTTTTAGCCTAGATTTATTAAATTCATGAAACTCAAGGCCTTTATCAAGATTAAAAGTACCTTCTGAATATATCTGCGTAACGATCCGTGGGATCACGGATTACTTCTAATAAAAATAGACTAAAGATCAACGCTGTTGTGACATTGACGACGCATAAGGCCAAGTAGCGTTGCCATTGCTATTTAAAAAAGTCTAATTGTTTTATGAGCAACCTAAAATCACTGGGCCCGCTTGGAGTAAGCCCAGCCTCTGGTTACGGGCACGTGGTTGGAACATCAACTCGGTTTTATGGTGAGGGAATGCTTAACCCTAAGTTTTATTCATGGAATGCTTTTTTCCAAATAATACCACACAAATTTCAAAATAAACAATTAGAAAGCGTAAAAGTATTGCCAAAAGGTTCATTTATATACGGATATGATGGAGAAGTATCAGATCTTGATTCACCAATAGACGTTAATGGTGACCCTTCATACATTTACATAGAATGTGATATTGATGAAGAAAGCGCAAAAATTACGTCTGCTAAAATAAAAGCATACGATTCCAGAAAAGCTCTTTTTGAACCAGAAGAAGAACTTAAAGCTCAAACAAAAGCATGGCACTTTCTTGGTATGGTTATAAAAAGTAAACCATTTTTTAAGTTTGCTAAATACCTCGTTTTCCC